CCTTCGATGCTACTGGTCGATCCTGTCCCAGCTAATGACCCTTTTCGGAAATGTGGGTTCGCATCTAAAAACTCTTTAACTCGATCCTCAAGTGAAAAGAGCTCACCTTTTGAGTTATATCTAATATTTTTATTATGATCAAGTATTTCTACTCTTCCATCATCATTATAGTTTACCTCGTGTTTTAATAGAGAAACAACCTGATCAGGTGCTATTGCATTATTTTTAGATGCATGAGCCATAATAGAGTTGTCTACATTGATCGTTTTTACTTTGCTTTTCCAATCATTTAACTCTTTATCCTTCTCGGCTATTCTCTCTTTCATAAGGTTTTCAAGATCAGCTTTTGTTTTGGCCTCTTGAATTTGTTTTTCTTTTAGAGCTTCATCTTCTTTTTTCTTTTGCTCATCTAACATCCTTTGATGTTTTTGTTTCTCAGCCTCTAGTCTTTGTTTGACTATTCTATCAACATCTTCTTGATTAAAAGACCCAGCTGGTTTTGGTGCGTCAGCTTCAGTTTGTTTAGCCACAACTTCTTGTGCATCATTTTGCGGTTGATTAACCTTTTGTTCTTCTGACATTTTTGCTCCTATATTATTAAATTGCCCTCACCATCGTACCAATCAGGACTTACATAAGTCCATTGATGTCGGCAGTTATATCCACCTCTTACAACTAAAGGGTCGCCAGGCTTTTTACCTGACCACGATCTTTGCTTCCAAAGTTTTCTAACCTCATCAATAGTGAAGACGTTGCTTTGTCTTTTTTTATATACACCTCTTAAAATGTTTTTGCAAACCTCTCTTGTGGTAGGGATAATATCACCAAAGTATTTAACGTGGGTAAGACCAGCTTCTGCGGATTTGTAAGCATTTACTTGTGCATCAAACTCACGTAATCCATCGTTTAATAGCTGGGATGCATATTTCCTCATGTTATCACCAGCTCTATCTCTACCAAATTTAGATTGTAAAGTTTGAACTGCTTTATCAACTGACACTTGCATTGACCTTTTGTTTTTATTCTTTTTAACAAATTCTACTAGCTTTTGAGCCTCTTTGTCATCTGACCTACTATAAATACCATTTATCGTTTGTCTTAGCTCTTGCTCTAACTCTACAAAGTCTCGGCCAACTAAAGTATTTTGATAAACCTTATCTGCCAATCTTTTTGTAAAGGTATTTGATATATCTTTGAACTGTGTGAAAGTTTGTAATTTTAAATTTCTAATAAGTTCTAGATCACCTTTTGTTAGTTCCTGGAACTCTATTGGAATATTACCAATACCTTTAAAAGCACGTTCAATTCTTTTTGCCTGTCTATTAAAACCTTTTTTAGTGAGAGTATCTGCCCAAGCTAAAAACTCTGTTTGTAGGATTGTTCTTATTTTAGGTCTTATAGCAATTGCAGATTGTAGTTCAATAAGTTTACCAGTTTGAGTTGGCAGTTCTCTTCCAGCTAATTTAACAACGTCATCTTCTATTTTATCTAAGGTACGTTGCAGAGTTCGATAATATTCTTGCTCTGCTCGATCTAAATTTTTAATTCGATATATTGTGAATTGTCTTACTTTATCAGCCATAAGAGTCGTTTATCATGAAACCTTAAAATTTCCAAAAAGTCTTTTTTTCACTTTTTTCAGCTTTTGTTTATGCGGTTGATTTATGGACACAATTCACTTTGCTAACTTCTAGGGCATAAGTCAAAAAGTCGATTTGGTATAATGAAATATAAAAAGAAAGGAGGTAATAATATGATAACAATAACTGATCCTAAAACTGGAAAAGAAACTAAATACTCTTACAAAGATTTTAAGAGTAAATTCCAGGAAGATAGAAACAAACAAATCAAGGATGAAATAGTTAAAGCTCTTAAAACTAACTATAAAAAGTTAAGCGGTACTGGACATGGAATATTAGCACCATGTTTTTATATCAAAGAGATTGGCTTACCTGATGAATATGTTTTCAAATTTACAGAAAAACATTATTCTAATTATGAAAGTTATAAAGAGACTCTCTTTGATAACGATGGTAATATAGCTGATTATATTTTTGGAGTTAATAACCTTGATATACTTGATGATCTTTGCAGAGTTATTGGATGGGATGATGGTAAAAAATCATTATGCTATTCATTATATGGCAGAGGATCTCAAGCTGAGGTTTGTCTCGAAAATATAAAACTTCAATGTGAAAAAAACTAACTAAAAAGTTGTGGGCCGAAAGGCCCACCTCTAAACTTCTTCTTGCTCTACATCCTCTTCCTGAACTTCATCCTGACTAAACTGACCTACCTCTGCTTGGCCATCTATCTCTTCAAAAGCCTGGTTTAGTTTCTCGTCATCGTCTAATACAGATCTTACTATTTCTTTATCTATTTCTTTATTAAACGTTGGCGATTGTAAGTTCATTGCTTTTGCCATTGAGAAGAATTGTAAGTCCATTGCATAATCTTTTATATTAAAGCTATCAGGATAATTGATCTCGCCATCAAACTCTACATTTTGGAACATAGCATATAATCTAAATAATTGTTCTTCTGCTATTTCTAAGTTGTCTGCTTTTTCTGAAAGCCTTGCATTCAATAATTCAAATTCTGTTTGAAGTGCTATACCTGATGAAACTTGTTGTTTGGTAGTTCTAATAGCTCCTGTATGAGCAATTCTATTTATAGCCTCTACTTTGTGTTTAATTGATTCCATAATAGAGTTTAGGTTAGCTCCTGATGGTTGTAGTAAATATGGTTTTAAGTTTGGTTCTATTTCTTCAGGCATTTCGATTACTGCACCAGCTCCAGCACTTGCATTTACACTTGGAGTTTTTACAAGGCTTGGATGGTTTGTTAATCTAATTAATTGTTCTATTTCAGAGTACTCGTTATAGATAGCCTTTTGAAGGTCTGCAATATCTGTCAGATCAGAAATTCCTATACCTCTCTTATGGCTTTTGGAATTATATAAAATAACTGCTGGTATTTTTCCGATCTGATTCTCGGCAGTATCTATTATAGAAGGTTCATCGTTGTCCTTTTGATATATTGTATCAATTCGATCAGGATACCACATTCTAAAATACGTGCCTCCATCCTTATCAACTTCTTCTCTTATTTTTAAATAATCTAGATAGTATTTACCATTGACCTCTCTTTTAAAATTCCAATCCAAAGCATTCTCTGGAGTGACTATTGAAACGTAAGGTCTAATATCTTGATTAAGTTCCTCTGCCCTTGTTCTTGTTTGTATTGCTGGTTTGTCTAATATCATAAAGCAATGACCATAAATAGATGCATAGTTTTGTGCTTGTTTAATAACGTTGTTAAAACTATTACCTTCTAAGTCTGCGTCTTTTAAGAATGATTCTAAACTAGGTTCATCTGCCATAGATCCAAAATTTCTAGATGGCTTTACTCTAAATAAAAATGATGAGTATATTTGAATAATATTTCTGCAATGATTATCGCAAGGAGTATTAGCAAGTCTTTGATTAAACTCGTTATCAAGTTCTAAGTTATAACGATTTAAGTATTGGCCCAAAGTATAATCATATCCACCATTATAAGAACGAATATAATACTCAAAATTTGTGACTGTTTCTTTATAATCTTTATGAGTATCTAGTGCCTGATCTTTTGTGTATGCCACGTGTTCCTTCCTTTATATTCCATCTTTGCGGAGATCCTATTGGACTTTTAATAGTTAATGGTTTTACATAGTCGACGAGATAACCAATCGCATCGCACATATGATCAAAACCCTCCTCCTTGTCAGGAATATTAGTATTTTCTTTATAGACCTGACGTTGTAATCCTTTTAATATAGTTTTACAAGAATTGCTAACAAAAATATGCCTTTGCCCATTAGAATCTTTAAGTCTTGAGTTTACATTGTTAACTCTATCTCTAATAGCTGAATGCTTTAGTTTTGCTTTTACATTGAACCCAGCATTTTGCAAAATAGATAAGTCGGTTTTACCTCCAGCAGATGTTTTGCGTTGTCTACAAGCTGGATCAGGATATATATAAATAGGTATTTTAGAACCATATCTATCTCTAATTTCCTGGCACATTTCATCAGTATTTGAGCCATAAATTACTATCTCATCTACAAATATAATTTTATCTCTAACTATATGAGATACACAAGCTGACATTGGATCTACGTTAAAATCTAATCCAATATGCAGTGGTCTAGTAAAATCTAAATGTTGTTCGACTACACTCTCTACAGGATGAAAGTTATAATATACTTGCCCAGCATAGTTTTCAAAAGTTCCCTCAAACTCTTGTCTAAAAGTTCTAATATCAATATCTTGTTTAGCTTGTTCTAATTCTTCTTTTGATACCATTCCACCTTGCAGAGTTGTATATTGAAAACTATCCCATTCTTTTGGATCTTGTGATCCTTTTAAATACATTTCATACGACCAGTTTCCAAAGCCACGAGGTGTACCGCACATAAGTACTCGGCCCTGTGTGTCGGAAACAGAGGCTCTTAAAACCTCAAACCATGTACGTTTATCTATATCGGCAAATTCATCTAATACTAAAAAATTTATTCCACTTCCTCGAAGAGCATCAAAGTTCTCAGCACCTTTCAATGCAATGATACTATTTGTTTTTCTAATTCTAATTGTAAGAGTAGTTTCGTTTATATCCTCGATCCAATTATATTTAGAAAGCATTTGTTTTAAATCACTCCAGCAAATCTCTTTAGCCATTTTAAAAGTGGGAGCTACATACCAAATGACCTGATTGGGCCTGGATGCTTGTTTCATCATTTCGATAATAGTCAAAAAGGTTTTACCAAATCTACGACCTGATATTAAGACTCTAAATCTTTTATCTGATTGACTTACTCGAAGCTGGGGTTTTGTTAATGTAATCTTCACTTAGACACCAATATTTAACTATATATTTTTGATCGTCAAACTCTTTAGGTGCTTTGCTAACTAGTTCTATCGTTTTTTCTGCACCTTTTGATACACATTCAGAATACGATAATGCTTCTCTATCAGTAAGAGGTGGATAACAAAAATTATTAACAAGGGAGCATAATTGGTATAGCAATATCCACTTCATTTATTTTTTCCTTTTGTATTTGCGATGGGTTTGAACTCGCCAAGTCCAATGGAATATTGCCCTTGTAATAACTTCTATTTTTTTTAACACCCAATCTATCATTATAAATACTCATAAATTATTTTAATATTAGTTTTTTAATACTTTTACTCCCATCTATATTATCTTCTAATTCTGCCTCACTACGAATACACTTATAAGAAACTGACTCGCTATACTCTCTTTCTGCCTGACGTTTGCCTCGAAGACACATAGCCATCGAGTCCTGGATACGAGCCTCTTTGATCTCACCATTT